CTCCGTTGATGGAGGTTATGGCAATGGCTATTCCTATAATTCCTACGGTATCCGCCCCGCCTTAATCCTCCCATACGACTTCCAATTTACCAAAAAGGAGGTGTCGGCCTGATGGTGTTCTTCACGTCGAGGGGGCTACCCTCCAACAAAACATATGACCCTGTGTTTGCAAACAATGACTGGGCCGCTATCATCGAGGCATGCCACGCCAATGAGGTGCCGGACACCTGGGTAGCTGATGGCACCTGCTACAAGGACATGGACATCGGCGGCAAGGCATACCGTATCGACATCATCGGCAAGAACCACGATGATCTGGCCGACGGGACGGGCAAAGCGCCGCTGACCTTCCAATTGCATGACTGCTATGGGGATGGGCATGAATACTCCATGAATCCGGCTAACACGAATGTTGGAGGCTGGAAAGACTGCCGTATGAGGACATGGGCCTTGCCTACGCTGAAAGCTCTGCTTCCGTCGGAGGTACAGGCTGGGATAAGAACAGTTAACAAACTGACTAGCGCAGGGAATAAAATTAGCACGATTGTAACCACACAGGATGACTTGTTTTTACCTTCGGAAATTGAGGTTTTTGGAGTTACTACTTACTCTTTTGGAGGAGAAGGAACACAGTACAACTACTACAAAACAGGGAACAGTAAAGTAAAAAATTATAATGGAGTAGCAAAGTGGTGGAACGAACGGTCTCCATACGCAAAAGAGACACCCTATTTCTGCTTTGTCCAAAACACTGGAACAGCCGATGCAACAGGTGTGGCGGCAAGCTGGGCTTCAGGTGTACCATTCTGCTTCTGTTTCTGAGGAGGTAACATGTACTTAAAAATCGGCAAAAATCAATACAGTGTCTCCCGCCGGGTTGTGACAGAGGATACCATCAAATATCTTTCGGTCACGCCATCGCCCGGAGAGGTGGTAGGCAAAATCGAGATGTACCGGGATGATGGGTTTCTTTTGTCAGAGGATGATGCTGGAAATTATGCCCGGCAGACCTACGCTGGTACGCTGCTGACCCTGACCAACAAGCCAGTCCCAGAGCCAGCTCCCCAACCGTCAGCGCCAAACATGCAGTCACAGTACGCCGCCGCTATGAGGGCCTACGCGGCCACCAGCGTGGCCATACCTGACACCTACGCTCTGGACATGCCCGATCTGTTTCCGGCGTGGGAGACTGTTTTGGAGGCAGGAGAGGAGCTCCCGGCGGGCCGTATCCTCAACGACGGCGGCCAGCTCTACCGGGTGGTGCAGGCGGTAACGCCACAGGCGGAGATGCCCCCGCACGACGACGGCATGCTCGCCATCTACCGGCCCATTGACCGGGAGCACGCGGGCACAGCGGACGACCCCATCCCGTGGGTGTACGGCATGGACTGTTATGCGGGCAAGCACTACAGCTACAACGGGAAGGTCTACAAGGTGGCCGAGGGCGGGGACATGATTCCCTGCACATGGCCGCCCGACAGCCCCGGCATGTGGCAATGGGTGGAGGTGTAGCACATGGCTATCGTTGTAAACGGGAAAAAAGTTGCCGGGGTGGGCCTGCCCGGTAAGGACGGAGCTCCAGGAGCAGACGGCAAGGATGGTGCACCTGGAAAATCCGCCTATCAGGCGGCAAAAGAGAAAGGATATACCGGAACCGAAGAGGAGTTTAACACCGCTCTGGCTGGTATGCAAAGTGCGCCATTCCTGCCGCTGGCTGGTGGGATAATGCAAGGGCCTCTCTCCCTGAGTGGTAATCCGACAGAGGGTAACCACGCCGCCAACAAGCAGTACGTGGACGAGCACGCGGGGTCGAGGGTTATTTTGGGGAGCTATGTGGGGACAGGAAAATCAGGCGAAAGCAACCCTAATCAAATAACCTTAGCCGAACCCTTTAAAATACTCTGTATTTATGGTAGGCAATATACAGATTCGTATGAAAGTATCGACGCTTCTGGAAGTGGCTCAGTTTCTAATATTATTCCAAGCAGTATTATCCCTACTGAGTATACAAGAGGCTTTGGTTTTTTCTACTCTAACAACTCAAGAGATTCTTACGGTAAAAAATCAGCGGATGGAAAAACTTTCAGTTGGTATTTTGGCCTTAGCCCGGCTGGTGCAGAAGATGTACAATTTAATACATCTGGAGTTGTATATCACTACTATGCCATAGTTTAGAAATAAGAGGTGAATTAAATATGACCATCATCCAAATTGACCCGCTGGAAACCGGCCAGCACCCGATCCAGAGCCAGAGCGGGCGGAGCGCCTGCTGGCTGGATGGCTACATAGAGGTGCCAGCCCACCTTCAGGACGCGGTGTGGGCGACCTATGGCTGGTGTGAGCTCCAGATTGAGGAGGGCAGGCTGGTGGGTATCACGCCTACTGAGCGGCCCGAACCGCCGGATCCGGAGCCCAAGCCGCCCTCGGAAGAGGACATCACTCTGGACATGCTGGCCGAGCACGAGGAACGGCTTTGTATGTTGGAGCTGACCACCACCGCCACCATCTGAGAAAGGAGTCACTATGACAACCGTATACAACCTCTGCAAGCTGCTCATTGACCGGGGCCGCACCGACGGCCTCCAGGACAAGATGGATGTCTACCTGGCCGCCGACCGGCTCACCCCGGAGGAGTATCAGGAGTTGGCCGGGCTGCTTGCCCCGGCCCTGGAGAAGGCATAAAAAAGGCCGCCCCGTCCAGGCGGCAAGATTAGACAAAACACGGCGCTTGTGGTATACTGACTGCGGCGCTGCAATAACGGCAGGCGGTTAGCCACACCTCCCGAAAGGGGGTGAGGCCTATGCGGATCACATTACATATGTCCCGCTCTCCTCCGTGGAGCGGATTGAGCTGAGAGTCACCAACTGCCGCAAGACGCTCTCTCAGGTCAAGGAAGAGACTGGTGCCCACTATGTGTTGAATGGCGGCATGTGGAACCCAGACGGCTCGGCCTGCCCGCTGCTCAAGGTGGGCGGGGTAATGCGCTCCGGCACGCCCTGGAGGGCGATGGGCTACGCCTGGGATAAGGGCCCAGACATCCGCATGACCTCCGAGTACGAGGGAGCGGCCAACTTTATCGCTGTGACCGCCCTCGTTACCTCCGGTAAGCCGGTGGATAATCCCTCCTACGGATCAGCCCAGGGAGACAAGAGGGGGCGCAGCGCCATTGGCCTGCGGGGTGGCAGTCTGGCCCTCTATTGCTCTGGCGATGGGACCGGAGACGCAGCCACGCCGGAAACTCTGCGGGACGAGCTGGCCGGGCTGGGCTGGTCCTCCGCCGTCATGCTGGATGGGGGCGGCTCCAGCCAGTGTGACTTTGGCGGAGAGCGCATCACCGCCAGCCGCAAGGTGCACAACTGGATTTGTGTCTGGCTCAAACAGGGCGGCCAGAAGCCGCCGGAACAGGAGGACAAGCCTATGAGCAAGCATACCGTATGCCTCGACCCCGGACACGGGCCGGGCAATGTCAACGGATCCCCGGACGGCACCTACAAAGAGTGGGAGTTTACCTGGGATATGGCACAGCGTATCAAGCCGTTGCTGGAGGCTCAGGGAGTGGGCGTGGTGCTCACCAAGACCGCGGACAATTACCCCAGCCTGACGGAGCGGGCCAACATCAGCAACAAGGCAAAGCCGGATTGCTTTGTGAGCATCCACACCAATGCTGGACAGGGGAAAGGATGGTCGAGCGGATCTGGGCTTGAAATCTACACCAGCGCCGGGCCCATGACGGCACAGCGCAATGTGCTGGCATCCAAGCTGGTCAACGCGTTCCACGCCGCCGGGGTGGCTTTGAGAAGTGAGCCTATCAAACACAACATCGAATTGACCGTGCTCGCCAAGACCGACGCCCCCGCTTGCCTGATTGAGTACGGCTTCCATACCAATAAGACCGACGTGGAGTATCTCAAAGATACCAAGTACCGGGACAAACTGGCCGAGGCCACCGCAAAGGGAATCTGTGACTGGCTGGGCGTGGCCTGGCAGGGCGAAACGGGAGCGGACAACGCGGAGGATACCCCGGACGTTTGGGCCGCTGAGGCGTGGCAGAAGGCCAAGGACAAGGGCGTACTGGACGGCACCCGGCCCCGCGATAATATGACCCGGCAGGAGTTGGCCGTCGTGCTGGATCGGTTGAATCTGATTTGATGGAGGTACATATCATGGACATTTCTTCTTTGGGTATCACCGGAGTGGCGGTCATCACTGTAATCTGCTTCCTCGTCGGCCAGGTGGTCAAGGCCACTGGACTGGACAATAAGTGGATTCCCATCATCTGCGGTGCGTTTGGCGCGGCGCTGGGCATCCTCGGCATGTTTATCATGCCCGAGTTCCCGGCCAGTGATTACCTTACCGCCGCCGCCGTAGGCATTGTGAGCGGCCTCGCGGCCACTGGTATCAATCAGGTCTATAAGCAGTTGACTAAGGAGGGCTGATGCCCATGGAGTGGGTAGGCCCACTGATTTCCGGCGCGGAGGTCGTCCTGGTGGCAATCATTGAGGCGGTCGCCGCGAGGGAGCGGAAACGCATCAAATCTGACAACCAGAAGAGCGATGCCCTTATGAATGGGGTACAGGCTCTGCTAAGACGCGAAATCATTGCCGAGTACAACCACTACTCGGAACAGCGCTATATCCCGATCTACGGTATGGAGAACGTGCTGGACATGTACAACGCCTACAAGGCATTGGGCGGGAATGGCATGGCGGCAAAGCTGGTGGAGGCCCTGAAACAACTGCCCACAGAGCCGCCGGATAGAACGGAGGGTGGTTCAAATGCCGAGTAATCTGCTGAATGCTGACACCGGTTTCCCGGATTTAATGGGGAACCAGAGCACGGATGAGAAGTTCCGCATGGTGAGCGATTACCTATACATGCTGCTGGAGCAGCTTCGCTACTCAATGGCGAATCTTGGGCGGGAAAACTTCAACGACACCGCCTTTCAGGAGATTGCGGGCCTGATTACG